TTTAAACGCTTAACGAAATGAGTCAAGACGAAAGAGCAAAAGCACTTCAAAAGTTTGTAGATGGAGTTGTTAAACAAGCAAGAACGAATTTAACTAAGCGTAAAAAGAACGCTTCTAAGAAACTTTATAATTCGATTAAAGGCGAAAGTAAGGTTTACCCAAATTCTATCCGTATAGGCTTTGAAATGGAAGATTACGGATTCTTTCAAGACCAAGGGGTTAACGGGAAAAAGAAAAATCAAGGCAGTAGGTTTTCGTTTCGTGATAAGATGCCACCGCCGAGCGCATTGGATAAGTGGATAGTAAGAAGAGGGATTGCACCACGTGACGCAAAGGGCAAATTATTACCGAGAAAAACGCTTCAATTTATTATTGCACGTTCTATTTATAACAAAGGTATTAAACCCTCAAAATTCTTTAGTGATGCAATCGAAACGAGTTTAAAGAAATTACCAACTGAATTAATTAACCCCTATGTATTGACAGTTAGCAATATTATAGACATAGCAATTAAAGAAAATGTACGCAAGAACGCCGTTTTTAGTTCAAGTAAATGAAGCAGGGCAGACTGGTTCAAAGGTAGAATTGTTTATTAGCTTAACATCTACTTTTCCAGCATCGCCAACTTACACACTTGAAAAGAATAACCCAAGTGCAACGAATAACGTTACACGATATAACGTTACTCCGTTTGTTCGTGAATTTATTAGTAACACGTACCAAAATATTAGAACGTTACCGAGTACAGCAACTTTAACACCAAGTGGAGCAAGTGCATACGTTCAAATAAAAAGATACAAGAATGTAAGCGGAACTTACACTTTATTAGATACAAGAACTTATCGCTCGTTTGACGGTTACCGTGCTTATACTGATAGTGGCGGTTTAGCAGTTTTACCGTGGAATAATGAGGCATTAACTTTTAATAGTGCGTTTTCTTTGTTTCAGTACCCAACGGGAATGACATTTTACTATCCAAAAACAAGCGATACAACCGTTCCAAGTGGACTTTTATCTCCTGGTTATTTTACAGCGTTTATTGGAATTTCAGCTTACGTAAAATATGTTTCTTTAGCGAATCCAACCAACTTTGAAACAACAAATATAGATGCAGTAAATCAAAGATATTGCGACATTCCTTACATTTGGCAAAGTGCAACAACACCGTCAAGTAATTACTATGCAGGTGGAAATAGAGTTGAATTTTACAGCCCGTCAAACGTGTTGCTTCAATCCTTTACTTTCAAGCCTTTAGCGGAATGTAGATATACTCCCGTAACGATTGACTTCATAAACAAGTTAGGCGGTTGGCAACGAGTATTTTTCTTTAAAGCATCGATTGATAAAATTACAACAACAAGCGAAGATTATAATTTCCTTACAGCCGTTCCAACGGTAAATCAATGGACTATTTCGGACGGGCAAACAAGGCAAATGAACCGAAACGCACGAAGAAAAATAACAGTTAACAGCGGTTCAGTAGATGAAAACTTCAAGTTTATCATTGAACAACTTATGCTATCTGAAAGAATAATGGTTAATAATTTACCTGCAAAAATATTGACAAACGATGCTGATTTATTTAAAATAGTAAACAAGAAAGACTTGAACTATACATTAGATTTCGAATACGCTTATGACGAAGTTGCAACTGTTTATTGAGGGGGTTGAAGTTGATTTATTCAAAGACGAAATTGTAACGGTTAATTCATCCGTCGCAAACGTTCAAGATATTAGCAAGGTATTCAGCGACTTTTCACAATCGTTTTTAGTACCAGCATCACCACGAAACAACGCTATTTTTCAGCATTGGTACGAAAGCGATGTTGTGCCAACTATCGACCAAAATTTAAGACGTGACGCATTTATAGAAATCGAAACGATGCCGTTTAGAGTTGGTAAAATACAACTGAATGAGGCGGTTATTAAAGACGGACAAGTAGTAAGTTATTCGCTTAATTTCTTCGGTGCGTTGACTTCGTTAAAAGATAGGTTTGGCGAAGATATATTAGCTAATTTAGATTATTCAAGTATTGGTTTTACTTATACTGGAACGCAAGTTTATAACAGATTAACGGACGGAACGACAAGTTATGATATTCGCTTTCCTTTGGTTTCACCAACAAGGTTATGGAGCGATGTCGCAGGACCAGATAACATTTTTAATGCAAGCACCCCTTTATCTTATTTGGAGTTATTTCCTGCCGTTCGTGTTTCTAAAGTTTTTGATTTTATAGAGGCTAAATATGGAATTACTTTTAACAGCACGTTTTTTAGTTCAACACGATGGACGGATTTATATTTTAGACATCAAATAAATAATAAACCTAACTTATTAACAAATAAACATTTGTGCGGTTATGCAAATAATACGGGTGTTGATTTTGTTACGTTTAATTCAGCAACAAGCGAGGTTTTAATTTTAGAATTTTTAGAAATTGATATTACTATAAATTTAGCGGCGGTAAGTTCAACAACAGCAAAGTTTTTTGTAGAAGTATTTAGAAATGATACACTATATTCAACGACTGAAATTGCACCAACATTAACAGGAATTGCAATTAAGAAAGTTGCAAGCACTCCTATTCAAGCATACGAAGCTGAAAACGTACCTTATAAAATATTTCTTTATGCAGATGAACCAGTTACTTGTAATGCTTCAATAACATTCGACCAAGGTTTAGCGGGGACTTTTACTAAAAATGTAGTTTCACCAATAGTCTTAACGAGTACCGTTGCAACGGCTTTAAATAGCACGATGAAAGTTGCGGATTTTGTTTCAGCTATTTTCAAGGCATTTAATTTGGTTTGTGTTGGTGAAAACGAAACAACATTCACAATTGAACCTTTGCAAGATTGGTATTCATTAGGGAGCGAAAAAGACATAACGAAACACGTTATAAATTCAAGTAGCGTTAAGAGATTACCACTTTATAAGCAAATAGCGTTTAAGTATAAAGAAAGCAAATCATTTATAAATAAAAATTTCTTAACTATTTTTAATCGTCAATACGGTAATTTAGATTACGCTTTTGATTACGATGGAAGTGAATTTAAAATCGAGTTACCATTTGAAAATACACAATTTGCAGAAATAACGGGAACTAATTTATTTTGTTCTTATTGCTTAGATGAAAATAATAGTGGTTATATTCCAGAACCGCAATTAATGTATTTAGGAGGCGAAGAAACGGCAACGTCAACTGTTAAATTTTTTGATGGCACTTCAAATCTAAACGTAACAGATTACGCACTTTTCAACAGCGTTAATACAACAGGGTTTTCACTTTGTTTTGGTAACGAATTCAACATCGTAACGCAAGAAACCGAGCCGAACAGCTTATATCAAACTTACTATTCTAATCATTTAGGTAACCTTTACGATTTACAGCAACGTTTGTTTTCATTTACAGCGATGTTACCAACGGGCGTTTTGGCGAACTTGAAAATGAATGATAAAATTATCATAAAAGACAAACGGTATTTGATTAACGATATTTCAAGCACGCTAAACAACGGCGAGGTTAAAATGAATTTAATTAGGGAGTTGGTAACGATTGCACCCGATTGTGAATGTATAAAAGTAACTTATACTTTAGAAGGCGAAGACCCCGTAACAGTAGAGGTGCAGAGTAGTGGAATTGAGAACGATAGACCTTCTTATGTTTTAGATATTGGTGATTTAAAATTTGATACAACGGGCACTTATCCTAATCAATGGCAATTAACAAATGAAACTTTTAGACTTATAGATATACCACACTTAGATTCCGATACTCCCTGCCCTTTCGGAACTTACACAATCGAAGAAGGTAGCATATTTGAATCATTTATTGTAGAACCTTGTTATTGATATTATGAGAATACACACAATTATACAGCTACTAAAAGTTAGCGACCACTTCGGACAATCAAAGGCGATTGACGTGGCAAAAGGTTTGAACGAATACACAAGTTCAACAAAGAAAATATTAAAACAAGAATTAAGAAAGCATTATGGAAAAAAAGGTTATTGAAATAGAGGTTAAGGATAATTCTAAAACGTTAAAACAACAATACAAAGAAGCGGTTTTAGAAGTTCAGAAATTAGCGGATGCTTTCGGTGCAACTTCAATCGAAGTGCAAAATGCGTCTAAAAGAGCGGCGGAATTAAAAGACCAAATCGAAGACGTTAACGATGCAATCCAAGCGCAAAAGGGCGAAGGTACATTTATTGCTTTGGGGAAATCTTTATCAACGGTTGCAAGTGGATTTAGTGCCGTTGAAGGTGCAATGGGTTTAGTAGGTGCAGAAAGTGAAGACGTACAAAAAGCAATGTTGCGTGTTCAAAGTGCAATGGCTTTGGCGCAAGGTTTGGAAGGCTTAGAAGATGCAGGAAGAGCGTTTAGTCAATTAAAAGTAACCGTTAATGGACTTGTTACAAGTACTATTTCAGGTTTTCAAAAAATGAGTTTAGCAAGTAAAGCATTTGCTATTACTGGAATTGGTTTGATTATAACGGGTTTAGCATTAGTTATAACTTATTGGGAAGATGTTTCAAAGGCAATAGGGCTTTCAACAGATGAACAAGATAAATATGTAGCAAAGCAAAAAAGAATGAATGAACAATCTAAAGAAATGCGTGAAAACGTTTCTAAAGAAAGTGCATCTTTTGCTACATTAATCGCACAATTAAAAGCTACAAATTCAGGAAGTAAAGAGCGTGAAGATTTAATTAAAAAAATCAACAAGGAATACGGTACAACTTTAAAAAATATTAAAGATGAACGTGATTTTCAGTCGCAGTTAAATACAGAATTAGCAAGTTATTTAGAATATCAAAAGGCTAAATATTTACTTCAAAGAAATGAAGAGAAAATTGTAAAAAACTTAGAGGTTCAAGATAAATTAAGTAATTCAATAAAAAACCAAAAAGAAAGAGTAAAGCTTGCGGAACAAGCGAATGAATTAGAAGAAAGAGCAATTGATTTACTTAATCAAAGAAAAAAAGCAGACGGAACAAACGAAACATCAGCAGACCGAGAAAGAAGTAAAAGATTAACGAATGAAGCTAACATTTTAAAAGAGCAAGCACGTATACTAAAAGAAAAAGCAGGGGTTACAAGCCTTGAACAAGAAAAATTTGCATTAAGTAATTTAAACAAAGAACTTGAAGATGCTAATAAAAGATTTGAAAATTACGGACGTGCAGCAAATGATGCTTCGGCTAAAGTTGCTGAATTAACAAATAACGGTAAAAAATACGTAGAACAAACTGTTGATGCAACTACAAAATCTGTAGAAGCAATTGATTTAACAAAAGATGAATATTATATTGCAGAGCAGAAAAGATTAGCTGATTTAAACAAAGCCGAATTAGAATCATTAAAAGTAATTGAAGATGCTAAAAAAGCAAATGCGGATATGCTTTTAACAGAACAAGAACTTGCAATACAAAAAGAAAATGAATCCTATAAAATTAAAATTGATAACGCAATAAAATTTGGTCAAGATACCGAAGCATTAGAAATTGAACACTTAAACAATTTAAACAATATAAATAGAACCGAACAAGAAAAACAATACGCATTAGATAAGGAAGCTAAGGAAAAACAAATAGCACTTGATAAAGAAACAGCGGAAAAGAAACTTGAAATTGAAAGGGCTTTATTTCAGCAAAAAAAGGATTTACAGCAACAAGATTTAGAAATGGCTTTACAAGGTGTTGGAATTATAAAATCAATATTTGAGAAGTCTAAAGGCGTTCAAAAAGCGGCGGTTCTTGCTGAAAGTGCAATTGGTATTGCAAAGATTGTTACATCAACTCAAGCAGCGAATGCGGCAGCGATTGCAAAGTATTCATTAGTTCCAGGAGGTCAAGCATTATCCGCAGCGGAAATAGCAAGAAACAAAATCGGTGCAGGTTTAGGAATAGCTTCAAACTTAGTAGCAACGGGAAAAGCGTTACAATCATTAGGAGGCGGAAGTGCACCAAGTGGAGGCGGTGATTTAGGAGGTATTGGTGGTGGTGGTGTTATTTCCCCTAATTTAAACGTAGTAGGAAATACGGGAATAAACCAATTAGCGACTTTACAACAACAGCCTGTTAAAGCATACGTGGTAAGCAACGACATCACAAGCGCACAGCAGTTTGATTTGAAAGTGCAACAAACATCACAATTATAGTTTAAAAGGTATGGAAGTTTACGAATTAGTAATTAAGGACGAAAAGAAAGACGGTGTTTTTGCCGTTTCACTTGTCGAAAAGCCAGCGATTGAAGAAAATTTTATTGCACTTTCAAAGGACTTTGTAGCGTTAAAAGCGATTGACGAAAAGCGAATTGTTTTAGGTGCGGCGCTTATTCCTAATAAGAAAATTTACCGTAAAGACAAAGATAAAGAGTTTGAAATATTCTTTTCTGAATCAACGGTAAAACGTGCAAGTGAGTTGGTATTTATGCGAGGTCAACATCAAAACGCAACGGAGCAACACGCTGTTAAAGTTGACGGAATGACAATCGTTGAATCGTGGATTATTGAAGATTCCGAAATGGACAAATCTAAATTATACGGTTTTGATTTACCCAAAGGAACGTGGATGATTGCAATGAAAGTTGACAACGATGAAACGTGGAAAAAAGTAAAAGACGGCGAATTAAAAGGTTTCAGTATTGAGGGATATTTCGCAGAACGTTACGAAATGAGCGCACGTGAAAAAGTAATAGAGTTGTTACGCAAAGAAATCAACTTAGAAACTTACAACGACTACCCAGAACAAGCAACGGAAAACGCAAAGATAGCACTTCGTTGGGTTGAGGAAAACGGTTGGGGAGATTGTGGAACGGCAGTTGGAAAAGCACGAGCGAATCAATTAGCGAACGGAGAAAATATTAGCCGTGACACTATTGCAAGAATGGCAAGTTTTGCACGTCACAAAGAAAATTCACAAAAGGAATTAGGGGACGGTTGCGGTCGTTTGATGTGGCTTTGTTGGGGTGGCGATGCAGGGATTGAATGGGCGCAAAGAAAATTAGAGCAAATAAATAAACAATAATAAAATGAAAACAAGTTTAGAAATTATCAACAAGCTATCTGATAAAGAAGCGGTAAAATTAGAATCACAATTAGTGGAGTTAGGTTCAGCACAAGAAGTTGAAGCGGAATCTAAAAGAATGACAGAAAAATATGCACAATTAGCGAAAGCAATAGGTGACTATAACGCAAAAGCTAAAATTGTTCAAGATTTATCAAGAGGGATAAGAGCAAGTGTAAAAAGTAGCTTTGGTATTTTTGATAATTTCGAGAAAAAAGTAAAAGAATTAGGTTTAGAATTACCTAATGACTTTAAAACAAAAAGAAAAACAATTGAAAACCTAAGTAAAATGGCTGAAAAATTAAGTTTAAAACCTTTTGAGGTTTCAGCTAATCCTGGTTCTTATTAAACAAATCTAATATGCCAACAAAAACAACATCACCAAAAGGCGGAAAACGTGGTTGCTTATGCAAAGACGGTAAGTACAAAAAAGAATGTTGTGAGGGCGAATTATCACAACAAGGCATCGGTTCAACGGTAAGCGGAGGAACGCAAATTGTAATAAATCCGAGCCAAAATACAACGGTAATAATTCGCTAAAGTGCAACAGAACAAAAGTAGAATAGTTTAATAAAAAAAAGTCAAATGAATTATAAAGAAATTGTAAAAAAGATTTGTGTTGCTTTGAATATCGAAGTGAAATTAGAGCAAATGAAACTTAACGATGGCGTTACAGTTATCGAAGCGGATAGCTTTGAAGCTAATAACGAAATTTTTGTTGTAACGGAAGACGACCAAAGAATCCCTTTGCCAGTTGGTGAATACGTTGTTGAAAACGGAATGCTTTTAGTTGTTACTCAAGAAGGTGTAATTGCTGAAATCAAAGAACAAGAGGCACCTGCAGAAGAAGAAGCACCCGAAGAAGAAATGAAAAAAGACGAAGAAAAAATGATTGAAAAAGCACAAGTTAAAAAAACAGTTGAATCAATGGTTAAAGAAACGTTTTTTTCAGAATACGAAGCTTTGAAATCTGAAAACGAAGCATTGAAAACACAATTAGCACAAATGGAAGAACCGAAAGCAATTGTTCACAATCCAGAGCCAACGGAAAAAGTAAAGGTAGAAGCACCTAAAAGCACAAGAGATTTAGTAATGAAATTTATAAACCAATAAAATGAGCACAACTTATTTAGCAGTAACCAACGACACAGAACGTCAATTGGCAGTAGTTGAAACCGTAGCGGTAGCAACAACTTTAACCGCAAAAGATAGCGGAAAAGTATTTATCTTAAAAGCAGCAGCAGGAGCTCAAATCACACTTCCTGCAGTAGCAACATCAGCAGGTTTACGATTTAAATTTATCGTAGGTCAATTGTTCGCAACTACAGATTGGACGGTAAAAGCACTTAGCAACGCAATCGAGGGAAGCGTATTAGTTAACGGAGCACACGTTGCAGGAGTTGACGAAAACACAATTTCTTTCGTGGCATCCGCAGAATCAATCGGTGACTTCGCAGAATTAGTTTGTGACGGTACAAATTGGTACGTGAACGGTTCAGGTGTAACAGCAGGAGCAATCACTTTAACAGCAGTTTAATTTTAAAACATTTATAAAAAATGAGTACAACTACATCAATTACAACTACTTACGCTGGCGAGTTCGCAGGTAAGTACATCGCGGCGGCTTTATTGCCAGCACCAACTTTGGCGAGTAATTTAATTACGATTATGCCAAACGTTAAGTTCAATTCAGTAATGAAAAGACTTGCAACTGACAAACTTTTATCTAACGCATCTTGCGACTTTAACCCTGCAGGAACGATTACTTTGACTGAAAGAGTAATTCAACCGAAAGAGTTACAAGTTAACCGTCAATTGTGTAAAACAACTTTCAGAAATGATTGGGACGCAATCGAAATGGGTTATTCAGCATTTGACGTTATGCCGAAATCATTTACTGATTTCTTATTGGCACAATACGCAGAAAAAGTAGCTTCAGAAAATGAAGTAAACATCTGGAGAGGTGTTGCATCTAACAACGGAGAGTTTGACGGATTCACTACTTTGTTAGCTTTAGACCCTGCTTTGCCTTCAGCGCAAGAACTTGCATTAGTAGGTGGTGGTTTATTGTCAACTAACGTAATTGCAGAAATCGGAAAAGTTTTAGACGCTACTCCTTTGGCAGTTTCAGCACGTGAAGATTTCCATATCTACGTATCTACAAACGTATTCAGATTGTATGTTCGTGCTTTAGGTGGTTTCGCAACTAACTTAGGAGCTAACGGTATTGACGGTAAAGGTTCAATGTGGTTTAACGGTGGTGCAATTTTACCTTTCGAAGGTGTTAAATTAGCACACGCACCGGGTTTACCTGCATCTACAATGATTGCAACAACTAAAGAAAATTTAGTGTTCGGTACTGGTTTATTGAATGACGCAAACGAAGTTAGACTTTTGGATATGGCAGATACTGACGGTTCACAAAATGTTAGAATCGTTATGAGAATGACGGCAGGTGTTCAATATGGTGTTGTTGAGGATATCGTTACATACAATGTTACTAACTCAGTAAACTAAGAGCCATGAGTTGCGACTTAGCTAACGGAAGACAAGAAGTTTGTAAGGACACAATCGGTGGATTAGAAGCTGTATATTTCATTAACTACGGGGATTTTAACCCCGAGGTCGATGTTACTTATGACGCTACTAATTTAGATTTGATTACTGCGATTGCAAACGTAACAGCTTGTTTCAGATTTCAATTAAAAGGAACGAATAGCTACCAAGAAACTATCACTTCAGATAGAAACAACGGTACTACGTTCTTTCAGCAAGAACTTACTATCACGCTTAAAAAACAAGATGCAAACAGCCAAAAAATAGTTAAATTATTAGCTTACGGAAGACCGCATATTATTGTTAGAGGGCGTGACAATACCTACCGAATTGCAGGACTTAAAAGAGGAATGGATTTAACTGCGGGTACTATCGGAATGGGAACGGAAGCAGGCGACTTGAACGGTTATACTTTGACGTTTACGGGAATGGAAGCATTACCTGCAAATTTCATAAACACTACAACGGAAGCAGGTTTATTAACTGACTTAACTGGATTAACGTCTTTCACAACATCTTAGAATTTTGTTTGATTGTCTCCATAGAAAGGGGTTGCAGAAATGTAACCCTTTTTTTTATGCAACAGAATTACACTTTAATAGTTTTATAAATATGAATGTTTTACAAGTAAGTACATCAAACCAAATATTGAAATGTGCGCCACGTAGCACAACGATAACAAGTATTGTAGTAATCGACCAAGAAGCAGGAACAAGCGCAACGATTAACGCACCGACGATAATTGATTATGGTTATTATATCGGAGTACAAGCGACTTATTCACTAAAGGCAGGACGTTTTTATATCGTGCAACTTTACAACCTAACTAACTTTTTAGGAAGCGAGCAGGTTTGGTGTTATAAAGCAGGCTTGCAAACTGACGAACATTCATCTAACAATGATTTTGTAATGCTATGAATATAGACATAATAAATTTGGCGCAATACGAAGCACCGCAGATAATAGAATCGAAGCAAAAAGGTTGGGTTACTTTTGGCGAAAATCAAAGTTACTTTCAATTTCTTATTGACCGCTATCGAAAATCGGCTACGAATCAATCCATTATAAACAACGTTACACGCTTAATGTATGGTAAAGGGTTGGGAGTAATTGATGCGAGTCGTAAACCAAGCGAATACGCACAAGTAATGGCACTTTTTAACAAGGATTGTTTGAGAAAACTTTGCTTTGATTTAAAGACATTAGGACAATGCGCTATTCAAGTACACTACAACGACAAACACGATAAAATATTAAAGGCGTTTCATATTGATATGAACCTTTTAGCACCTGAAAAATGCGACGATGAGGGAAAAATTAACAATTGGTATTATTCAAATAATTGGGAAGACATTAAGAAATTTCCACCAAAGAAATTTGCTAATTTCAAAAGTTCAAAAGATAAAGTAGAAATCTTAGTCATTAAACCTTACGCAATCGGAATGAAGTATTTTTCTTTGCCCGATTACGTAGCAGGAACGGCTTATGCGTTGTTAGAGGAAGAAGTTGCTGATTATCTTATTGGAGAAGCACAAACTAGATTTAGCGGAACGACCGTCGTTAATTTTAATAATGGACAACCTGACATTGAAACCCAAAATTTGTTACAGCAACAAATTAAAAACAAGCTAACTGGTAGTAAAGGTCAAAGAGTAATCGTTGGATTTAATAATAACAAAGAAACAGCGACAACAGTTGAGTCTATTGCTTTGAATGATGCACCTGATTTATATAGTCAAATGAGTTTAGAGTGCGAGCGCAAAATAATGGTTTCTCATTCGATTACAAGCGGTTTGTTATTAGGATTAGGAAGTGCAAACGGTTTCGGAAGCAATGCAGATGAATTAAAAAATGCTTTTGTATTATTCGACAATATGGTTATTAGACCGTTACAGCAACTTTTGATTGATGGCTTAGAACAAATAACATCGTTCAACGGAAATACCGCTAAATTGTTTTTTAAGACGTTACAACCTTTGGAGTTTACGGATTTAGAAAACGTACAATCGAGCGAAGATAAACAAGAAGAAACGGGAACGGAATTGAGTAAACAAGAAAGCGAAGATGATAAAGTTGCACAAGCATTAATTGATTTAGGCGAAGATATGCCAAGCAATTGGGTATTGATTGACAGCTACGAGGTTGACTATGAAAATGACGATTTAGAAGATGCCGAAATTGAAGCATTAAACAATAAAAAACCGAGCTTATTAAGTCAAGTTTATAATTTCGTTTCAACAGGAACTGCAAACCCACGAGCAAAAAGTGAACAAGACGCAACAGTTGACGGAATTAAATTTATGGTTCGCTATACTTACGAGGGTGGATTGAAAGATAATTCGCGTCAGTTTTGTCGTAAAATGGTAGGGGCAAATAAGCTATATCGAAAAGAAGATATTATAAGAATGGGAGCTTTACCTGTTAATAAAGGTTGGGGACCACGTGGGGCAGATACGTATTCGGTATGGTTGTATAAAGGCGGTGGAGCGTGTCACCATAAATGGATGCGGAAAACCTTTGTTGCTTTTGATGAAAAAACTGGAATCGACCCATTAAGTCCGAAAGCTAGAACGATATCTACAAACAAGGCAGAAAAAGCAGGTTACCGAGTTCGTAATAACAACTTAGTAGCGATGAGACCAGTTGATATGAAGGACAAAGGATTTTTACCTAAATAACAAGAAATGGCAGAAGCACTAATTATAACAAGGGATGACGTGGTAAAATTCACGTCTTATTTAACTTTAGTAAATACTTATATTAAACCTATGCTTATTCATTGGGCTATGGTTGAATATTTACCTTATTCAGCATACACGATAGGGAACAAAGGAGTTTATAAGCACAATGCAGAACAAAGCGAAAACATCGACCGTTTAGAATTATCTTTATTGATTGATAAACAAACGCAAACGGCAAACCATTACAGCAGTAGATTTGTAGATTATATGTGTTTCAATCAAGCGTTATTTCCCGAATACAACAGCAACAGCAACGGCGATATTTATCCGAGTTCAGATACTAACTTCACAAATTGGGTTTTATGAAAAAGCGGTCAAAAAAGAACATTGAAAAATTAATGGTTTTCCTTCAACAAATCGAACAAGAAAAACCAAAGGAAAAAAAATGAGTTACTTTAAGATACTTGACACACTTAGAGCGCAGTTACAAGCGACTAACCTAATTGCTACAATTACGGACGGGCAAATTAGCGACATTGATTTGGCGAAACAAACGATTTTTCCGTTAGCGCATATTATCATTAATTCAGCAAGTATTGAAGGTAAAATGCAACGCTTCAATATTACTGTTTTAGCGATGGATATTTTGGACAGCAAGGAAAAATACGACCTCGAACCGTCTATAATGAACGCAATGTTGCAAGCACTTAATAGAGTTCACGACATAATGAAAAGAGGGGATTTAAACCCTGACTATATTATGATGGACGGAGACGCTACTTTAGAACCGTTTACGGATAGATTTGAGAATAAGTTAGCAGGTTGGGCGATGACGTTTGATGTTATTATGGTTTCCGATATGACTATTTGCGATACTGGTTTCACGAGCGGTTGCCCGAATGTAACGGTAACGGATGGCGCAAGTTCGGTGCAAGTTTTAGCAGGTGGCACTTACACTTGTTCTGGTGGTAGCGTTGTTGTAAGTAATTCAAACGATAGCTATTTAGTAACGACAAGTGCAAATTTAGAATTGCCAAACACAACAGTAAACGTTTACGTTGACGGCATATTAAACCAAACGGGAAGTATTGTAACTTTAGACCCTAATTCAGTAATAAACATCACAGCATGAGTTTAGATATAAATTTAACGGGAGTTGAGAAAACTTCAAATAAGAAAACAACTTTAACTGATAATTCAGATACATTTTACCCAACACAAAAGGCGGTTAAAACAGCTTTAGATTTAAAAGTTGATGCGGTTGCAGGTAAAGGACTAAGCGAAAAGGATTTCACAAACACGCTTAAAACAAAGTTAGATGGAATACAAGCAGGAGCGGAGGTCAATGTTAATGCGGATTGGAACGCAACAAGTGGCGATTCTCAAATTCTTAATAAACCAACGATTCCAGATGCAAGCGATTTTGTGGAAAAATCCGATTTCACTTCGCATTCTATTTTAGCAAAACAAAGTGGAGCAAGCGACCCTGTTGCAGTATCAATTGGAAACAATGAGATTTTAGGAAGAAAAAGCGGTGGAGGTTCTAATATTGAAGGGCTTTCGGTTAGTGATGTTAAGAGTATACTGGATTTAAGCGGAACGAATACTGGTGACCAAACGTTTCTAAATGCACGTGTTCAAACGGTTGCTTCAAGCGCAACGGTTACAGCAACAAGCACAAATGACTTAGTAACTATTACAGCGCAAGCGGTTGGTTTAACTTTAGCAAATCCAACTGGA